CATGCCGATGTTCATTCCGGAGGTCTTAATCCCCCGGATGAGCAATTACCGGAGATGTGGATGAAGTTCGGTACTGTGGAAATGCCGTCAATTGACGGGTATTATCGCACACATGAGGGGCTTTCCCTTCATGGCCGGCTTAAACCACTGCTTGTGTACCCAGTGGAAGTTCTTGCACTTTGCAGGAAGTTCCGGTACACAGGTAATGAAATCGAAGGTTCTGGTAAGGCGATACTATTTGTATCGCCTCCCCAGAGAACCCCCGGGCTCTCTAATCACGAGTTCTACGCCCTTTGGGCGGAGGATGTGCTTCGGTACGTAGCGAAAGCGCTACGCACAGATGCAAAGAATCCTCTTTTGCGACGCTATTTGCGTAACAAAGAAGTTCTCGAGTTCATGAGGGCTACGTGGGATGCCGTTCTTACTGGATACCAGCAAGAACGAGCATGGTATATCAAAAAATACGGGTATTCACCGACTCTTAACAGCCGAAGGCTGCAGGGCGTGAATAGGTTCCGTAACCAGTTGGTATACCACCCGTTAGAAGCGGCGAAACGAGCTAAGGCACAGGCCCAAGCTTGCAGATCGTGGTACTTTGGAGGCGTACGCCCCCAAGGTCGACTTCTAACGTTTGAGCAGAAGATACCTGCAATGTTGGCTTCCTACATTGCAAGGGCTCTTCCGCCCGCCCCCAAAGACCCGTCAGGGTTGGACGCTCTCATGTCACGGTTGACATCAGAGCCCAAACCTGAGCCGGGCTATTGGAGGCCTTTCCTTAGGGAGTACGTCGAGCGTTGGGGACCCAAATTGGGCCCCAAGGAACTTTACACTATGCCCTCCGCCAATGCTGCGCTAGGTTATCCTAGGAGCAGGGGGGGGCACACGACTGGAGTTCAGCACATTGTGCTGCTCGGCTATGCCCTTAAGAAGAAGCGCGCTGCCGTTCTTATGCCATCGCTAAGCGATGACAGTGACGGCTCCTACCTGGAATTGCTCAGTGACGCGCTCCACCCCTCATCAATGAAGGGGGGTGGAGACGGAGCCGAGAACCTCTTCAGGGGACCCTGGGACGACCTAGAGAGGAAACTCCCAGGATGCGGCGCTTACCTCCAAGACTACCTGAGGATTGGGGTTGAATACATTATGGAATCCATAGTGTATGTCCCCATCCTTCCGATAGTCGCGGAGGAGAAAGGTTTGAAG